TACCACGTTTATCGCCTGATTTTTCCCGATACACACGTTCCCGTTGTTATCTATCGTCATTGCCGCGTAATCGGCGTCTTTCGCGTATCTCGGCACGGCTTCTCGGGTATATAAGGCGTTGATTTCACCCGCCGATTTATTCACGTGAAACTCCAAGGGCATCCCTTTCGTGGTGGAGATGACTGCGGGGGATATGTTGCTACCGCCAATGATACCGATGCTCAGTTTGGATAATTCGTTCGTGGTGTAATTGTAGGTGTCGTTTCGCAAGGCAATATGGATGTTGTTGTAGTCGTTGTTCGGCGTCGAATTGATATTCAACGGATGCTGGTTGTAATTTGTATCGACCAACCCGCCTAACGTTAGGTAATTGGGCGTATAGATATTATTTACGGGATACGTCAAATCATAGAGGTTGTTGTAGTAGGTTACGACGCCCGTTTTGAATGGCTGGGACTCCGACAAGATATTTATGTTTTTTATTAAATCAATGAGGGCATTGCTACCAATCTCTCCGCTAATCGAGATGTTGCTGAACTGGATGCTGTGGGCGTTAATGATGCCGTCGCACTGGATATTTCGATTGACGTAGAGAGACGCGTTCGGTTGCCTGAAATTCGAAGTGATAAACCGCGACGTGTTGATGGCGACTCCCTCGTGATTCACATACATATTCCATTTCGTATCCAGTTGATTGCTGTTATTATTCGCAGTTCCCAGTCCATCCCCGACCACCAAGTATTCGTTATCATATAAGGATAGACGCTGGATGTCGGGAATTGTTTTTATACCGATACCTAACGAATCCACTTTGATGAGTGGTTCGGTATCCTGAATAATAAAATCATCCATTTTACTATATGTAATAAAAGAAATAAACAAATAATATTTATATAATAAAAAAATGATATAAATACATCGGCGTTCTTCTTTTGAAGGAAATGAAACGCATTCAAGGAATCCATAATAAAACGCAGGAAATCGACATAATCAACCAACCCTATAATAACAAGAATGTTCTCTTACAGAGCGGCGATTTGACGACGATATTCAATCAGAACGGGCTGAATGGCATCGTGTTTAAGAATCTCGACTTGTATCGCGTAGCGTTCGTTCATAAATCGTATTGTACGATGAAGAACATCGACTTTGACAAAAGCAACGTGAATTGTCCGCCCGATTGCCTACCGCTCCAAGATATGTCCTACGAACGCCTCGAGTTTCTTGGCGATTCGCTAATCGGTATGATTGTCGCCAACTATCTATACACGCGGTTTCCCGACCAGAACGAGGGATTCCTTTCGAAAATCAGGACGAAAATCGTAAATGGACGGATGCTCGGCTATTTGTCCGATAAAATAGGTTTCCCGAAGTTCGCTATCATCTCGAAGCAAGTCGAGGAATCGGGAGGCAGAAATAACTTTAAGATTATGGAGGATATATTCGAAGCCTTCATCGGGGCTTTGTTTCTCGACTTCCAGACCGAGAGCGACAAGGTTCAACTCCCGAACACGATAAGCATCGCCCCATTCACGGGAGCGGGATACTTTCTGGTGGAGAACTTTATCATCTATATCATCGAGAATTACATTGACTTTTGCGAACTGATACGAATCAAGAATAACTACAAGGATATGCTTGTATCGTATATGATGCACAACCTCCAAGATATTCCAAAGTTCTACGAAGTGAAGGTGCTGATGAAAGATAATGTCCGCATATTCACATACTGTATCAAAGACAGGAACAATGCGATTATCGCGACCTCCACAGGTAGCAACAAGAAGGAGGCGGAGAACAATACCGCGAAAGAGGCGTTGCTTTACTACAACATCGATATATGCGAGTATAGTTCAAGCATATAAACAAAATATATTATTTTATAATTACATTATTAATGGATAAATTGAATATCACGCATCTCGTTTTATCTGGCGGGGGTATGCGTGGTGTCATCTATATCGGTGCGATACGATACCTATACATCGAGAACTTACATCAGAAGATTACGCATATTGCCGCCAATTCAATCGGCTCTTTTGTGGCGTTATGTATCACGTTCAAACTGACTATCGAAGAGATTGAAGAAATTATTTATAATTCAAAAGACGACAAGGAACTATGTAATATCCCGACGAAGAACTATTATCGCATCATATCCAAATTAGGACTCAGTTCCATCTCGCATTTTATGGAACATTTAAAAAAAAGATTGCGTATCAAGTATGGCGAAGCGGGGGGCGAGGGTGGTGAGGGGGATGAGGCGGATGCTGCGGATACGGATGCTGCGGACGCGATTAGCCGAATGACCTTTAAGGAGGTATCGCAACGGTTCGGTGTCAATCTGTATTTCTCGACCACGAACATTAATCGATGTGAGAATCGTATTTTTTCCATTGAGGATACGCCAGACGTATGTGTATTTACTGCGTGTGAAGCGTCTATGGCGATTCCATTGCTATTCACGCCGATTGTGATTGATGACGAGTATTACTATGATGGGGCTTTTACGAATAACTTTCCGATTAAAATATTTTCCCACATATCGAAAGAGAATATCATTGCGATGCTCTTGTATAAAGAGAGAGCCGAATACGTGCCGACGAAAACGAAAATCAACATCTTTTATATCCTACAACAAATCTGTAAAATGTTTGAGATATTACGCGTCAATCAAGTAACCATCAATGAACTCAATGCGGATGACAAGGACTACTATTTTATGCCTAAAAATATAAATATGAAGTATTCGATGAATGTGATTGTCAATCGCAGGGGGGTGCGTTTAGATTTGTCGGCGGAACAGATAGACGAAATGATATTACACGGGTTCAGTTGTATGGCAGAGTATATCGATAAACGCAAAGCGTTATTGTATGAGAAGAATAAGGTGCGACTATGCGACACTGCGGATTTATTGGGGTGATACGAGTCTTTACGAGTCTTTACGAGTCTTTACGAGTCTTTACGAGTCTTTACGAGTCTTTACGAGTCTTTACGAGTCTTTACGAGTCTTGTTTGTAAGACTCTTGGAGCGAGTAGAGGAGCGAATGTTCCTTAATGCGTTTCTAACGGCACTTGACATTCTAATATATATAATAATACTATATTATAGTATATATTATATTAAAAATGAATGCTAATGCTAATGGCGAACCCTATATATTCCTCTTAGATTTGGACGGGACTATCATAGGCGATTGTAGTTATCAATGCGACATCTATAATATTCAGGAGATTATCAAGAAAAACATAACCATCAAGAATCACAACATCCAGTTGGGGGATTTGACGAAGTATAAGACGACGTGCGACAAGATGCTCGAAAAATGCTACGATTTACAGTCGAAATTGCTGAGACCCCACTTCGCAACCTTTATGTCCGAGATGAAAAAGAGGTTCGCGAACTGCTACTTTTTTATTTATACGGCGTCCGAGAAAACGTGGGCGAATAAAGAGATACTGATAATCGAAAAGCAGAACAACATCAAGTTCAATCGCCCCATCTTTACCCGCGACAACTGCTTAAAGGATGCGTCAGGTAATATTCGAAAGTCCGTTCATAAGATACTACCGCAACTATTAAAAGCGATGAAGATGCCTAAGACACACGCTATCACGAATCATATCATCGTTGTCGATAACAACCCGACGTTCGTGGATTATACCGACAACCTGCTTATCTGCCCCACATACGATTACCTGAAATTTCATAATCTATGGGAGAATATCCCGCAAGAATACGCGAAAATATCCGAGTTGAAGCACTTCGTATCACGGCTCATCTCCAATAAAAAAATGTATATCCGAAACAACCCGTCGAATACAATCGTATTGGAGAAATTACATCGATGGCTCTATCGCAAATATAAAAAAATAAATAACTACAATATGAAGTTCGCAAACGACACCTTCTGGCTTAACCTCGCGACTCTCATCAAACACCACAACATCACGGCGTTTAATAAAAAGACCGTTTCGATGCTTTCAAAAAGCATATAAGGAAGGAGCGAAGCGACGAAGCCAGTGAAACGGCGAAGCGGCATAGCATATAAATAGATGACACATAGTATTATATTATATACCTATTTTGAATTATGAATGTTCCTGCCGCTTCTGCCGCTGCTACCGCTGCTACCTATATCAGTTTCGATATCGGGATTAAGAATCTCGCCTTGTGTATCTTGGAAAAGACGGAGGAAGAAATCCACATATTAGACTGGCGTATCATCTCGTTAGCCGAGAAGAAAAAGGACATCAAGGGGATTGACGACATCGCCGAGCGGATATATGTAGAACTCGATAATGTCGTCGGTTTCTTAAAGGGCAAGGGGATTGAGAACATCGACTATGTGTTGATTGAGAACCAACCGTCCAACCTAAACGGGATGATGAAGTCCATTCAATACATCATCTATTGCTATTTCAGTCTCCTTAAATACTGGGACAAAATCGTCGAGAACGTGGTGCTTGTGAATGCGGGACTGAAAACGAAGACGCACGATTTCAAACCAGACATCCAAGTTAAAATGGAAGAGACGCCAAAGTCCGCAAAGAACATCAAGGGGTTTCGCAACGATAAATATAAAATGAATAAGCGGACGAGCATCGAAATCTGTAAAAACTACATTAAAGATGATGCGACGCTATGCGAAATCTTTGACGACAACAAGAAGAAAGACGACTTGTGTGATGCGTGTCTCCAAGCGGTCGCATATATACGGACGGCTGCTACGGCGACTGCCGCTGCGAACGCTAATGAAGACAAGAATAAAACAAAATATAATAAAGTATCCTTTAAGGAAGTCGCAGACGTATCCGCTGTCTCCTTAGTGGCTTGACGGGCTTGACAGGCTTCTTTTTCTTAGTATCCTTAGGTTTCTTAGTATCCTTAGGTTTATTTTTTGGTATTTTAGGAATACGCCCACCAGAAGATACATTTGTTATCTCGTTGGGGACATCGTCCCTCCGTTGTGTTCTTTTTCGATAGTGTGGTGGTTCTATTCTTTTTTCTATTCTTTTTCGATAGTGTGGTTTAGGTTTAGGTGATACATTAGGTGATTTAGGTGATACCTTAGGTGTTTTAGGTGCTACCTTAGGCTTCATAAGTTCATCATAGTAATTTACAAGATGGGAATAGCGAACATGAAATGTAGTCGATTTAAACTTATAGACTGTAATAAGTTCGGACAAAAGCGTTATATATTCTTCACGGTTCGATAGTAAATGTTTTATTTGTTTAATGGTTTGTTCTATTAACGGGACGTTTTTAATATCCTTTAAATAATAAGCAATTATATCGACACTATCAAAGACGGCATCCGTGATTGTAATGAACTCGTGTAGGTCATTTTGTGAATAATCAAATAAGGTACGCGAAGTCGGCGAAGTCGGCGAAGTCGGCGACGACACAGGTGCTATTTTTTTGGAACTGGATAGACTGAAACGACTACTCCTCTTTTCGGATGTTATATTGGTAGCACGAGAGAAAGTTTCAAATCTATCTTTTGCTTTCTTAAACTTAAACGTATTTTTTATTGTTTCAAAAGTCGCTTTAAACTCTGCGTATTCTTCCACACACGCTACCAATATTTTTTCAATAATTGTTAGAAACGATGTTATACGTTTGTTCTCTGCGACTATCTTAGCACGTATATTCTTATCGGTTAAGGGTTCAAATAATGTAAATAAACCGTCATCAGGAAATAACCCTTTTCTTATTTCAGATTCCGCGATGGTGGCTTGTCTAACGACGCCATCAACTTTGTATATTCCGATAACATTATTCGCATTTGTTATGCGTCTCTTCGCTTGTTTAAATAACGTATCTAAATGTTCTCTTTGTATGTCATTTATTACACCCCATTTGCTATACGTCCATCGTATCTGTTGCTTACTTAATGCGTATATATTTTCAACATCTTTACTTTGTGATATAGGTACAGATATA